CGCAAACCGTAATACCAGCCCGCGTCAGGGTTGAGCGTGGTGTTGCTGATCTCGTTCCAAACCTGGAGACCGCTACTGACTGCGCCAGTGTTGGCATACAACGCGCCTGCCGACCCAGAGGTCGCAGCACTGCCAGTTGTCGAACCAGACGAGCCGGTGACGCTGATTCCCCACGTACCGCTCGCGCCGCCTCCGGTAAGCGATGGCGAGTAGTTGGTGTAGTTCGTATTTGTAAGAACTGTCTTCCACGGCTGCCATGTACCGCCGTCAGTATTGTTCCGGAACTCCATGGTTCCCGTGTAATGAAATCGCTGTTGGACCGTGTTAGTCGATCCGCCGGCACCCGCCGCAATAATGGTATGGCTATCGCCCGCATTCACCTGCTTCCAAACGCCAAGTCCGGTTGCGCTATCGATGCTGGCAGCGGCAATGTCGCCACGGTTGATAAAATAGTTCGTCGTATTCGACAGGCTGCCGGCGCTGCCAGTGACGCTGCCAGTGATTGTGTTGGCGACAGTCAGGCCGAGAAGATTAGATGTCCCAAACGGGTTGGTGTAGTAATTCGAGTCATTGCTGTCGTTAAAAACCGGCGCATTGAACGAGGTAGTGGCTGTAACAATGCCACTACTTGCAATGCGCATACGCTCAGTTCCGCCGGTCGCAAATAGAAGCGTATCGTTTGCGTTAATACCCGCCCATGAATACTGAGTAGAAACAGTTTCATTTGCTGATGTGACCTTTAGTCCATCATCAAAGGCATTTGTCGTATTGTTAGCGCCTTTAACCTGAACGCGAGAGGTAGTTACTGAAGTCGTCCCGATCCCGACGTTGCCGCTGCTGTCGATACGCATACGCTCGGTAAATGTAGAGCCGTCTGCCGGAGCAACGCCAAAAGCCAAAAGGCCTCCGCTGGCCCATGATTGATAAACGTCGGTTCCTGTGGCGTATGTTGCGAAATGGCCGGTTGAAGTCTTGGCGAGTATCTGAGTTGTAGGGCCAGAACCTCCGATTTGTATACGGGAAGAACCAACCCCCGCAGAGGATGTCGTCCCGACCAAAAGGTAGCCGCTGGCGTCGAGGCGCATACGCTCGGTGCCAAGCGCGTTGAACACCGCCCTGCTGCCATCAAGCACCAGCGGTGCATAGTCGCTGTTGCCATTGTTTGTGGAAAGAACGGTTACACCGCTGGCAGCCGCCCCCGGAAGCACATTCAAACGGTCGCCAGTACCGTACACAAAAAAGTTACTTCGTATCCGGGTCGCGCCATTGACATCCAAAGGGACACCCGGCGCGCTCGTCCCGATCCCGACGTTGCCCCCGGTGATGAGGCGCATACGCTCGGTGCCGTTAGTTTGAAAGATAGTGTCTAAACCGCCCGCAGCGTTGATCACCAGATTGGTGCCGTAGTTTGTCAGAGTGTCGGCTATGACCGATCCGCTGCGTGAAGTGATACTCCCGGATACGTCGAGTCTTGTCGTTGGCGCAGTGTTCCCGATCCCGAGGTTACCAGCGGCATCGAGGCGCATCTTCTCAGTGCCAGCCGTCATGAAGTTCAGCCAACCGTTCGTGCCGTCACCACCTCGCGGAAACTGGATGCCGCCGTTCAGGTAGGAACTGTAGTACAGCCCGAGTGTAGCTTGCACATCGCCGGATGCGCTGCTGCTGCTGCCGTTCACCGTATTTAGCTGGAACCCACTGTTTAAGTTGGTCAACTGCGTTGTGGTAGCCGATGCGGTGGCGCTGGTCACGACCAAGGCGGTGGAGCGCGTGGTTCCACTGACCTCTAGCTTCGAACCCGGTGTTGAAGTACCGATCCCGAGGTTGCCGCTGCTGTCGATGCGCATGGCCTCCACGCCACCCTCGCTGAAGGCAATCGTGTCAGCAGCCGGGGACCACATCCCGGTGTCGGTATCGCCCGTGAACGTGTACGCAGGTGTGCCAACGGCACCCAAGCTTGCGGCAATGCTAGTTGCAGTGGCAACGCCGAGGATGGGTGTGGTCAGCGAAGGCGATGCAGAGTTCGCCTTCGTTGCCAGTTCAGTGTTCAGCGCGCTGAAGTTGTTATCAACCTCAGTGTTGGTGAGAGGCGAACCCTTAGCGGCTCGCAGCGTAATAGTAGCCATTTATAACTCGCCTCAAACCAAATTAGGCAGCGGCCAGCGTCACCGTCCAGGTAATGGTCATGGTGTCGCCAGCATCCTTGTTCACGACGCTGAAGACCGTGCGGCACAACATCGTGCCAGACGAAGCGCCGTTGAAAAGTCCGGCTTCCGTGACAGCGCCAGTGCCAACGCCAGGGCCAAAGGTCGCTACGTACGCAACCTGCGCACCCGTCACCGTGGTGGACGTAAGGGCGGAGCGGCCAAGTTCACTAATTAGCGCAGACTGACCGGCAGCTGCGGCAGTCGTGCCAGACCCAACAGCCATGTGCGACATGGCGGCGGCGGTGGCATCCTTCATGCGGCTCGAGATGAAGCCAAGGCCGGCTGTGACGACAAGGTTCTCAACCTCAACACTGGTCTTCAAGTTGCCATTAGCGTCGAGGAGTGCAATCGCCAGACGGCCCGTGGCTTTGATGCTTTCAAGAGTGTTCATGATCTACCTCAAAAAGTTCTGTAAGTTCCCACGTAGTCTTCTGCGAAGTACGTACCGCTCGTATACCCTTGGCTCATAACAGAGCCACCATCTGATGTCGATGCAATATCAGAGGAAGCCTTGCCGGCAGTCTTGGACGCGGCATCTGATGAAGTCGCCAGATCAGTTCTTGCTCGAAACACACTTAGGGTGGCGAAGTCGGATGCCTGCGCAGAGTCCACAATGCTCTTTATTATTCCGCGAACAATAGCATCCGCGACGCTGGAACTTTCACTTGCGCTGCGCTGACGCACCATCGAGATGACCGCCGCATCGCCAGCAATAAACGCATCAGCAAACTGTTTTGTTGTACTGCGAGCAACTGTCTCGGCGATTGACGCGGTGTCGCTCAATTGCCGCGTGTAGGTCATGACCCTAGTGAGAATATCCTGCGCAGTGGCGACTTCAGATCGGTTTTTAAAGAACGACCAATTAGCATCATCGTCCGCCGCCGCGCCGTTCACGTCGTCCGTAACCCTGGCGAGGTCCGACAATGTCTTCATCAGAGAGCGCACAGCAGCGTCTCCAGCCACGGGGGCATCTGAGGCAGCCTTGGCAAACGCTCGCGTTGTGGCGTCGCTGGTGCTTAGTCCGTCAATGTACGAACGGGCATAAACCACCGTTCTCGAGAACACATCGGATGCACTCGCCGACTCAAAGCGGCTGCGGAAGAACGACAGGTTCGCGTTGTCGTCTACCCCCGCCTGGTTCGTGTCGTCCGTTGCTGTTGCAGGATCAGACAGAACCTTCAGTACTGTGCGGATTTCATCATCCGTAATGGCCACAGTTTCAGTGGCCGACTTGCCGAATGTCCGCTGATACAACTCAGATGCCGTGAAGGCGTCTAGGTACGCGCGGAGGAAGATCGTGACGCGGGTCAGCACGTCACCGGCAACAAAGGAGTCTGACCGGGATGTGGTCAAACCTTTCACCGCCGCATCGGAAATCGCAGAAATGTCCTGGCGCACTTTTCCAAGTGACTTGGTACTTACGTCAGAAGCCGTAGTGGTATCCGTCAGGCCTTTGCCAAACAGGCGGCTCACCGTGTCGGACGCACTGAAGGCGTCAGCGACTGCCTTGCTAAACAGCCTGACCGCCTGGTCGCTGACCTGCGCTGCGTGGGACAGACCCTTGAGGAAGGAGCGGACGGCAGTGTCGATGGCGGTGAGCGTGTCGCCACGGCTCAAGGCAAAGATGAACTCGCCCAGTTCCGCCTCGATCCGAATGCGGATGTAGTTAGCCGTCGCCACCATCGAGGTCGCGCTGGCCTGTGCTGTCAGGAATGCGGCTACGGCTTGCGCAGCAAGCGTCTGGTAATAGGTCGATGTCGTCAGAACGGAGAACGCGCTCTGCGCCTTCAGGACCGCATACGTTGCCGCCGCCCTCAGCTTCTGTGAAGCATCGAAGGCGTTCATTAGAACTGCTCGCGCACCTGCAATTTCAGGAGGTCATAGACGGTCTGTATTCCGCCAAGAGAAGTCGTAACCTCCACCTCCGCCTCGTACAGGCCTGCGGTATCAAGGGTAGTGCTGGCGAACATAAAGACGACCTTGCCGTTGATGCCGTCCGTTACCTGGCCCGTGATCGTGTCCTTCAGTGCCGTTCCGCCGATTTCACGAATCTTCAGGCGGACAGTCGCAGCCACCAAGTTCACGATTGCCCAGGTCGTCGGGTCTTCCGTGTCCAGCGTCTTGCCTGACGCGGCAGTGTTCTGGTCGCGGATCGTCAGCTGAAGCTGCGGGAGCGTGTCACCCTGGACAAGGTTGATAGTCTCTGAATAAGCCATTACCCAAACTCCCGCGCAGTCACAGTGAGCGAGGCACCGCTATGGCCGTACTTCGCCTGGCGGATCGCAGCCGACACGCCGCGCTCGTAGATCATGTTGTTTGCCTGCGCTGGGCCACCATTCGCCCAAGTAGCACCCGCCATCATCTGAAGACGAAACAGAGCGCCACTGACCAGCGTCTCGCGATGCTCGAGGCCAATGGTGTCTGGGATAGAGGTAGACGCCGTGGTCGGCTTCAAGGTGTAAAGAACCTTGAGCGTCTCTCTGGCGTCTGGCGCTGGGCCAAGCAGTAGATTGCTGTTGTCGTACTGGGAGAAGTAGCCAGGCGCAGACCTGGTGCTTGCCAGTTCGTTGCGGATGTACGCATCCTCGTACGGAAGCTTCGTCAGTTCACGCCCACTACGGAGTACCTTGCTGACGTGGTTCGGCTCCGTGCCGGTCGGCGCTTCCAGTTCGTATTCCACGATGCCGGGAATGACGATAAGCGACAGCGGCTCTGCCTTGTACGCCCCAGTCCGGGCGCAAAAGTCGATGCACGTATCGCGGATCGCACGTTCAGCGGTGAACTCCGGGCAGCCAGCCACCTCAGACAGCACGTAAACGAACAGGTCGCTGTACTTCACTGGCGTATCACCCCAGGCTGCTGCGCAATCATGTTGTCGTTCAGGCCACCGTCAGCCTGCGTCTTGATGCCAAGAGCATTGCCGAAGGCCTGGAAGAACAAACCGGCACGGTTGAGGTTCGCGAACTCGCTGTCCTTCTGGTACGAGCGGTACATCATGTAGTCCATGATGGCGTTCGCGTAGATGTCGTCGATGCTGATCACCTGGGTGTCGCTGGTGAAGTTGCTCACCAACAGGTCTGCCGGGGACGTGGCGTAGACGATCTCGATCTGGTTCGTTACCGCCGGCTTCGGGAACAGGTAGAACACCTTCGGATCGATGGCGTCGTAGACGAAATGCTTCACGCCCGTCGCATCAACAGGCGTCTCCCACCAGTTGGGCAGCTGCACATCCAGAATCTTGCGGTCCACCTTCGTGATGGCGCGACCATCCTTGTTACGTAGAACATTGATAAGGCGCAATCCGTCAGCAGCCAGCGTCTGCTTGGCAGCTGCTACGCACGTGTGGGTGGTATTGACCGTCTTCGCGTCTGGACGGAACAGAACGACCTGCCGCTGTGCGTCGTTTAGGTAGTTCAGCAATTCCTGCTGAGTCCAACGCACGAACGTGGGGTCTTGCAGCGTGACCGCCACGCGATTGATCAGGTCAATGGCTTTGGTCGTTGGCATTCAGTTCACTCCCACTCGATAACTTCGAGGTCTGCATTACCGCTATACAGTGGATTCCAGGACCACTCCACCCCAGTCCGAATGTTGCGTACAGTTTTCGGACAACGGTCCTTCTTCGCGGTCTGGGACGTGACAGGCTTCGGCTTGCCCTTCATCGTCTCGAAAGACTTTACCTGCTCAATTAGGTCATCAAGGCGGCGACGCTTATCGATTTCAAAGGCAAACTCCTTGCGGGCATACGCCTCAAGTTCGTCCTTGTTCATCTGATCGATAGTCTTATCCATGATTCCCCTCTTTGGTTCACTCGGCTTAGGAGGAGGCAGGCGACTTCCAACACCTGCCACCACCTAAACGGAGTGAGGGGGAGGTTGCCCTCCCCCTCTGGCCGATTAGGCCGTGGTCTTCAGCTTGAGGGTCACAAGCGCGTTGGGAACAACGACCTTGTAGCCATACACCTTCAGACCGCGAATGCCGTCACCGAAGGTATCGGTGAGACGGACGGTTTCCGTCTTCACGAACTGCGACGCAAAGCACGTCGCCTTCGGGTGACCCGCGAGAGCCATCGTCTTCCCAGCGTCACCGCCCGAGCCAATGGCCAGGAGGTTCGACTGATAGACGGTGAAGCGGTCGATCATGCCAACCTTGCCGTTGCGGATGGGCGAAACGCCGTCACCGGTCAGGTAGGCAAGCTTGAGGTCCGTCTTCTTCAGCATCTCGACGTAGAGCGGCGAGAGAACGATGAAACGATCCGAATCCGGAATGTTCAGTTCGTCCAGCTTGCGGCCTGCTTCGAGAACGTGATCAAGGATGTTCGACACCGAAACCGATGCCTTGTCCAGGATCGTGGTCGCGCCGGTAGCGATGTTACCAAGCACGTCCGTCTCAACAGCGATACGCATCTGTTCGGCAGCATCCTTCGATGCTTCGTTCTGGAAGGCGATGTCGGCCTGAACCTTCAAGATGTCATCCACCTTGAAAGCGTACGACTTCGCCTTGTCGATCATCAGTTCGATGACCTGCGTGGTCACATCAGCGTACGACACGCTGCCCGTGTAGTCGCTGACCGTCACGTTGGGAACGGTACGGATGTTGACCTTGTTGCCCTGGCCGCTGATCTCACCTTCATAGTCGGTGTTGCTGATCTGCGGAAGGACCGAAGAAGCGTAGAACTTCGCCTGAAGCTTCTTCGAGAAGATTTCAGGAATGAAGTTCGCAGCGGACGTAGTACCAGTAGTAGCAAAAGCGGGCATATTAAGACCTCATAATCACAACAGTTGTTTTTTAACGGACTCGCCCATCCAGATACGCTTGGTCAATTTCACCCTGGCGCTTCTCAAATTCATTGAGAGGCATCCGTGTGATCTCCTCACGTGTCCAGACTCGCTTGCCCGAGTTCGGGTCCGGTTTCCTCGCCTTGGGCATTGATGGTTCTGCAACCCTTCTTGCCCGTTCGACTTTGGATTCCGGCTGTTGCGGCGGTGTACCGAGTACGTCACGGTAGCGATCAAGCAAGTCGACCACCTCCTGGGCGCTGCCATCTTGGGCGACGCGCTTCCAGACAGGCGATTGACGATCAAGCCATCCATTAAAGTCATCCGACGTGACGATATCGTCCATGTCGGGGTGCGACTTCCGAATGCTGTCAAAGTGCGCCTGAAGCGTACCCTGACTCTCTTTCGCTGCCATCTGCGTTCGGTACTCACTGACCGTCTCTTCAAGCCGGGACAGCTTCTTCAAAAGAGGAGAGGCGATGTCGGGATACTCTTCAGCGAGTGTCCGTAGTTCATCGTCCATCTCGTCCTTGTGGGACGCCGTCTCTGCCATCCGAGACTGAAGGCCTGCCATATTCGACTGGAGTTCCATCATTTGACGACGGAGGTCAGCAGTCTCTTGGGTGGCCTTAGTCATTCTGGCCTGAGCATTCTTGACACGTTCTTCAGCAATGCGAAGCTGCTTCCGCAGGTCGCCATCACCTTCATCACTCTGCTGATCGCCGCGATCTTCAGAATGAGGAGTCTCGTTAACGCCGTCTTCCCCGGTGTCCGCTGACTCTGCGGGTGGGTTATCGTCATGTTCAGGAACGTGCGAGGTGTCCTCTTCAGTCTGATTGTCAGACTGGGGATTCGCATTCCGTTCCATCATCTGCTTCAGAAGTTCTTCGGCTTCACGTTCAAGCTGTTCAGGGTCAACCTTCATTTACACACCATTGGTTACGGGTCCGCTGCACGGAGTGTCCGTTGTTGGTATTAGTCGTAGGGTGTCTGAGTCTCAGGCCTACGACTGCTCAAAACCGCTTGCGCGGTATCTTCTAGTTCAAGGAAATAGCGGAGTTCTGCCGCCGATCCTTGCTCAAATCTGTGATCCGGAACGATCTCCAACTTGTCCCGGCAAGCCTCCAGCCGCTCCGTTAGAAAGGTCATCAATACCTTCCATTGGGGCTGGCCCGCCAGGGCCACCACCGCCTGGGCCACCTGCTGCGAGCATCTGCTGCTGTACGGCTTGCGCTTCAATTTCTAGTTCCTTGTCGGACTTCAATACTTCGTCCGGATTTATGTCCATACTCTTTGCAATCTCCGTAAGCAACTCCTTACGTTTTACAATGGCAACGTCCATCGGATTGCTGATTAGTGACAGAAATTGCAGAAGACGCTGCGAGCGAACTTCACGTTGAATAAGCGAAGTAGAGCCACGCGCGACGATCTTGAGATCGCCTTTCGCCTTTTCGTTGTCACTCCACTCCATGTTCCAGTGATACAGCGCCTGGATTAAGGGAATGATGAGAAAGTCGTCGACGTTCTTCAGTGTAGATTTCAGCGACACGTTCGCGTTGCCCATGAGAATGGACATACCAGTGGCCGTCTTGTTCATCGACTGGCCCTGATCGCCGTGCGTGTATGACGGCAGCGATGTCGTTTCATCTGCGAACTTGCGGAATAGTTCGATGATGTTGATGATCCCGCCGGTATTGGCAATCGGCTGATTGAAGCGAACAGCCGGCGCAGTCGGATCGCCGCCACTACGCAAGAACACGCGCCATGGGTGAATGTCTCGCGGGTCTTCGCCGGCCTCGAGGAAGTCCGTGTTGACCTCTACGAGCGGGCCGGAAGCAATAGCGGCGTTGTCGATGAAGATGCGAGTGGCAGCGTTCATGGTCTGCTGCGAGTCGCGCATCATCCTGGGAACGCCCGTACCCCAGAACTGGTGAGGGTTACGCTCATACGGGAAGCAGTTGTACGGGATGCGACCGTCCGGAATGGGGTTGAGGGTGGCGCGAACAACCCTGCCGCTGCAAATCCATACGTTTGCGTCGTACTCGTCGTCCTCTTCCGAGTCCTTGGGGAGTTCAACGCCGGCATCAACGAGGTCTGTGCCGTTGATAGAACCCCAGTACTCGAGAACCTCGAACCGATTGTTCGGACCGGACTGAAGTCTGATGTGCGCGGCCTCGCGGCGGATGCGCTCATGGTCTTCCTCGACGTAGTTCCCTCGCGGGGAGTCGGTCAGAATCTCGATGATCGCGTCACCATCAAAGCCATCCAGGTCTTTCAGGTCGCGGAACTGACGGCGCGTAAGAACATGGCGGCGGAACAGGCCGTGCAGGTCCGTGTTCGACGTGGCGTATGGGTCAGGGTAAATATCGAAGATAGAAACAGATTCGATATCCGGCTTCACCCGCTCGATAACCATCAGGGCGTGGGTCTGGACCCCGTTAACGAGGGAACGCTTCCATCGCTTCTGGCGGTCGATGCGGATCGTGCCACCCTTGATGCAGCCAGTGCCGAAGATCACCGACTCCATGATGGCTTCTTTGATCTTCTGCTCCGCGCTGGCTTCTTGCAGCTGGTCACCGATAAGCAAAGACATCTCTTCGGAGGCGAGTCTGGCGCGGCGCTTGACCTCTTCTCGCACTTCGTCTGTCAGTTCGTCCTTACGCTCGTTGATGATGTCCATCACCTGCGTAGGAGCAACAGCACCGCTGACCGCCATTACCTCTGCGGTCGCATTCTTGGTGATCTCCGCCATCTCGAGCGGGTCGAGTTCTGGAATCGGGGTCGGCTCAATGCCGAAGAAGTTCTGACCAGGCTGGAACAGCAGGTCGACCATGCGGGAAAACGCGGCCATGACCTTGGTGCGGGTCAAGCCGACAAAAATCTTCGAGCGTGATCCGGTCAGTTTGGCGAGCGTATCGGGGTCGTACTGCCCAAGAAACTGCCGGAAGCTTGATAACCATTCGTCCTCATTGTCCTTGCGAGCATCTTTGTACTCGCGGAACAGGGACTGAAGTCGCGGACCAAGGCCTTGATAGTCCTCAAGGTCTTCGTCTATGACTTTATTTTCGACTACTTCTCCATTGTTTTCGTCTTCAAGGTCGTCCTCGAACATCAATACCCCACAACATCATCGAACGGTTTATACCCTACAGCGTTCTTCGTAGTGCGACGATTACGCGGCATGGTATTCAACCCGAAGAGTGCGATTGCGTATGACATCACACGGTCGTCATAGCAACCTGACTTTGCATTAGTGAACCCTTTGTCGTCGATAACGTAATTGCGGAGTTCTTTTACAAGTTCTTGGTCCGCAATACCACTATCCCTCTTACGAAGAAGCGCCGCAAGGTTGTCGATGATCAACGGCTTGGTCTTGCTGCTGGTGTAAAACCCTGCGCGCTTAGTCATTTTGTCTGCGTACGCATCATCGACTGTGTGTTCGACATATAAGTTCGGGTAACCTAAGTCCTGCATCCGACGAATTGTGGTCAGGCCGTGGTTGTTTCGCTCCGGTATCACGTAGGCGCGGTTGAACTTCTTGCCCAGGTGCGCCATCTGATCGCCGAGTTCGTATGGGTCGATGTGCAAACGCCATGACGCAACCTGCCGACCCAGTGAATCGAGTACCTGTGCGACCGTATAGTCCCCGTGTGCGAGGCCTTCCGCCACGTCGACCCCGATGCAATACCGCTCTTCAGGGTCAACGCCCTTGATCCACTGCTTATAAGACCCTTCGGTGTGCGGTGTGACGGTGCCGTCCTTGAAGCTTCCCTCCACGTAAGGCGTGTAGCAGTCACGATCTGCGTCCATGAGGCAGTCTTCTTCGACGAATGCTCGCCCAGAGAAGAGGAACGCCTCCTCCGGGGTGCATGGGTATTCCTGCTTGAAAAGGTCCGTTGATCCGAGTTCGTCGATCTTTGACCGACGCCAGTTCAGCTGTTCGCTGGACAGCGAGAAGGTGAGAGCAAGCTTCTCCTCCTCCTTTGTGCGGGTGAAGTACGGGTCGATCTTCTTGGCGTACTCTGGCAGCCAGTACCAGGGGATGAAGATGACGATCCAGTCACTCTCCTTTCGGAGCGCCTTCATCACCTGTTCGTAAAACCACCCGCCCGCACCATTGGCGGTGGACTCGACGATCACTTCACTGCCTTCCGCCGGAACGGACTGAAGAAGACCGGACACGATTTCACCGCTATTCGGGTAGAACGCGGCCTCGGAGGCGTGGACGTACTTGTTGGTCATGCCGCGCCCGATGTTTGTCGAGCGCGCGGTGCCGATTCGGTACTGGGAGTTCAGTCCGTCGAACACCATTGTGGTGGTCGTCGACGTAGAAAGCGGCGGCTTGAATACGCTGTGCGCTGCGTTGTCGTAGAACGAGCGAACCATGCGAAAGATCGCGGTGGTCGATTCCGCCAGGTGAGACAGCACGAAGGCGTTGGCGTTCTTGGTCTTCGTGACCTTCCAAAAGAAGCGGCCTTCGACGTAGGTCGAGATACCCATCTGCCGGCCCTTGATGACCAGGGCGCGAATACGGCCAGTCTCAGCCAGCTGCCGCTCCAGCTGCTCATGCAGGATTAGCTGTCCACGGTTCAACCTGAACGGGATGACCTCCCCTTGCTTGCTGACGATCCGCAGGACGTTTTTGGCGTACAGAGGGAAGCTGGCTATAAGCTTCTTGATTACCTCTACTTCCACAGACCCATTCCCTTAGCAATTTTCACCGCCCACTTGCCCAGTTCTTCGTCGCTGAGGCGCATCCTCATGATGTTGACCAGCGAGCAAACAAGGCGGATGTTTTCAACCTCGTACCCAACGTCCGGATTTACGCGGTCGATAGATGCGTTCGTGTGCGGCGTTTCTTCGCTGTGCGTTAAGGCAACTCCGGAGATTGCGCAACGACCGGACTGCTCCTCATAGACCATCATCACATCATCGAGGGTGATGTTAAAGGTGATAGCGCGCTTGCCTCGTATTCTGGTGCGGCGCGTGGCATGGCGAAGTTTCTGCGCCAGGTAGTGTTCAATTGACTGGTGGATGTACGTTGCTTGCCGGTTAGGCTTCCAGCAACTCAGGCAGGAGGCAGAGTGCCGACCAGTTCGCGCGTTATAGCGGAACTGGTCGAGCGGCTTCTCTTGACCACATCGGGTGCAACAATACGGCACCCGCCCCGGTTATTTCTTCTTTGGCTTGCAAGCCGACTTCATGGAGGCCTTCGCCTTCGGAGCGGCCTTAGCGCCCTTCTTGGCTTCCATCTTCTCTTCCATCTTCGATTCCTTGCCCATGAACGGCATCATCTGCTTCTTCATTTCACGTCTCCACACGCGGCGATGGCCGCTTTTAGTTGCCCTTCGTACCCTCGACGGAGTTCTCGCTCCGCAAGTAGCACCTGTACACGCTCAAATAGACCGGCATCCGCTTCTACTGTGGGGAAGTCCGGCTCCTTGATCGTCTCCGTGACACACGGAACTGGGATTGGCATCCGGATCACTTTCGCCTGGGGCGTGACACAGCCTGCCAAAAAAATAAGCGGGAGAAACAGAACCCGCTTCACTGGTATTTCCTTAGCAGACTGAGCGCCGCCACACACTCATCATCTGCGACCGGCTTCTCTACTAGGATGCGTTGCGCTTTCACGTTGTGATGCTTGGCGTCAAGCGATGCTTTACGCAAGGCTTCCTTCGCCATCACTCCACGACGTTGTGCGTCAGCGGCCCACTCCATAATGGCCACGTTCTGCTGCTCGACGCGATGCTCAAGGTCAACGACCATCAGCTTCTCTCGAGCCAGGTCGCGTTCGACAGAGGTCTTGGCGTACCAGACCCACATGAAGGCCACGACGACAATGCCCGTTAGAAAAAATCGGCGGAATTTCCAACACCACCTGATGACCTCAATCATCGCCATCGACTTCCACCTTTACTGGGCCGGCTTCACCCTTGAGCGAACGCAAAGGACCGCCGACCGCAATCGCAATGAGTGAAACCATCACGCCGGACAGGCCGCCGAGCAGCGCCCAGCCAAGAATTTCCAGCTGCTGTGACTGATTTGACACACTCCAGCCACCCTTCCACACGATCCACACCAGCCACGTGCTGAATGCAGACAGTGCGCCGCCCCCGCCCAGGAGGC